ATTCTGTGTGTCGTTTATAGCACTTATTATTTTAGGGTCTTCCTTACTGCCTGTTATGGAATATTCACTAGTTCCTGAGGAAGTACTGACTGTTACTACGCTTCTTAATGCAGACCAATCATGTGCATTTTGTACTTCCTTTTTAGCGTCGTTAACAAAGTCTCCTACCATTTTAGAATAGGAAGTGTCTGCAATATTTGTTATTTCGTCCTCACGCATACGTCTAAGAACGTGGTTAACTATTGTTAAATATGTTGTACTCATTATTCAAAATACTCACTGAAAAGACTTTTGGTTACATATTGTGGTCTTCTGTATATGTCTGCTGCTGATACAGGAGCTACTGGATTTACTATACTTACAGGTTCAAATTTACCTAAAGGATCTTTTGCTCCTTTTCCTCCTAAATTTCCAAACAACCCTTCTGCACCAAGACCATCTCCACTACCATCACCTTCTCCAGATCCTTCACCTTCTCCAGTTCCTTCTCCAATACCTTCTCCAGTTCCTTTGTCAGGTAATTTCTGTCCAGGACTATCTTTAATGTTTTCTTGTTCAGCTATAATGCCTTTTATTCTTTCAACATCTATAGTATTGTTATCTAATATCAACCCTGAGTCAAGTAAGCCTTTTAAAACGTCGTTTGACACAGTCGAATCTCCTAGATTAATTTCATTTCCTTCTCCATCTACGAATGTACCTAAATTTTTCAATGATTCTTTTTGTTCCATTATTTCAGATTGATTAAATTCGTAACCAGCATTTTTAAAAAATGTTTCATCTTCCGTAGGAGCTTTTACTACTTCATCTCCTCTTCCCATTCTTTCTAAAACAAAATTAGTATTTTTTTGGTCAAAAGGTTTTAATTTATTAGTAAGGTGTTTATCTATTGCGGATTGAGGAAATCCTAATTCTGCCATACGTAAAGAAACATAAGCAACTGCGTCTGCTTCAGTAGCATCTGGTCCAAGTAAATTATTTACCTGTTCAGAGTCTAATAGAGTCATTAAAGAATTCATAGCAGTGATTGTTTGGTCATCTTGTTGAGCGGTACTAAACTGCATAAACACGTCTGTAAACTGACCAGGAGTAAATGTTGTATCAATATTATTAATATGTTCTCTAGCTTTTCTTAAATTCTCTACGCCAAACATATCATCATATTCTTTTTGATAAATTGCATTTCTCTGTTCATCGGTTTCTAGTTTAGACCATTCCGTATAAAACGTAGTGTCTTTCATAAGTCTATCGGTTACTGATTTTTTTGCTTTTTCCTGTCCTGCCGCATCTGCGTCCCAACCTATTTTTTTAGCATCATTAGACCAGGTGAATACTTTTTTATGAACATCTAAATCAAATTCTGGGCTATGAAATTGAGCCCATCTTGTATCTGATGTATCTACCCTTTTCTGATTAAAAAGAGCTTCAATCTTAGCTGTGTCTTTCTCATTATAATTATTTGGATTCATAATAAAATCGTTTATAAGGTTGTTTGCATCCGTTGAAGTATAATCACCTGTTCTAATTTTATCAAAAAGAAGTTCTCCTGTTTTAAATCCTCCAGCTTGTTTTTCAAACATACCCATAACAGATTCGTATCCAGGAGCTACTTTATTTATGTCATATCCTGAATCTATAATAGAATCTGTTATCCTTCCAAGATATGTAGCAGCAGCGGTAGGGTCACCGACTTTTTCATACATTTTCCAAGCTTGAGATTCACCCGCAAGGTATATCTCTCTCCAATTATCAATATCATCTTTATCGTCTTGTTCTTGAATGCGCGTCCAATTAGCTTTCCATTTAGCATCCTCTAATGCATCTCTTTCTTTTTCATAGTCAAACTTTTCCTGTTCTCTTCTACGGTCAGACCTAGCTTGAGCAAGCCTAGGTAAAGTTTCATTTAAAAATCTGTCTACAGCTGTTTCTCCAGCTGTTCTTGGGTATAGTGGGTTTCTAGCCATCAGTTTCCTCCCGATTCTGATTCGGTTTGATATTGGTTGTATATAGCTTGAGCTAATTCGTGTAAGTAGTCTGATGTTAAATTACTATGAGCTAAAGAAACAAAGTTATTAAAAGCTGCTTCTGCATTAGGCAAATCACTAAACATTCCTCTATATTCAGAAAGCTGGTCTGCGGTCATAGGGTTTCCTTTAGGCATATCCTTCCAAGTAGTAGTTCCTCCAGTTTGTGTCATAGTAGGGTCTGACATTTCTATATTTAAAGCAATGTTTTGTTGTTTTGCAATAAAGTCAGCTAAAGTTCCTTCCAACATACCTAATTGTTTTGCTGTTTGTTCTTGAGCTGCTCCATATTTAGCTTCAGTCTGTCTTCCTAAATCGCTAAATTTACTTTGACCAAGCTCTCTTGTCATACCTCTTCTTGCTCCAGCTCTACCTCCAACAAGCCCACTAACACTTTCTTCTCCCATCATTTCAAGTAAAGTGTCTTGTAAACTTCCCTGCAACTGTCCTCTTCCGTATTCATATTGTTGACCAATATCTTTAAATTTTTGTTCTTGAAGTGCACCTAATGAAGCTAAAGCATCATCATATTTTTTTGAATCAAATGTTCCAAAATATTTACCATAGTCAGTATCTTTTCCAAATCCAAATTTAGCACCAGGGTCTGTTAAAAAACCTTCTCCATACCCATATCCGCTTAAAAGGTCCATTAAAGTATTACCACTTCCTACTCCAAATTGAGTTTGGTATTGACCTCCATAAACAGTTTGTCCAGGTATAATGTTTGAACCGCCGACATTATTATCTCCGCCGCCAGTGTCACCGCCCATACCGTCTCCTTGGTTTCCGCCTCCAGTGTTTCCTCCACCACCGCCTGGTTTAATAATACCTGGGTCATTAAAATTAAAGCTTTGATTTGCGAAACCTCCTGGTTTTCCAAAGCGTTGAGGATTGTTTTGTATAAAACTTCCTTGCATTTGTTTTAATATTTGGTCGTACATAGACATTTTAAATTTCTCCTAATAGTGCTTGTCTTAATTGTTCGTTCATTAATTCTTTCTTATATCCCGTTAATTGGTTTTTTCTCATCCTATCACCAAATTTGCCTTTAAACGTTCTTTTTCTAAATTTATTAGACATTCCACCTTCATACTCAACATCAACTACATTTCCAGCAGCATCAAGTTTTCCTCCTGTAGGTTTTCCTACAGCCCAATCACGAAAACCTTCTTTAATGTTAGGTACTTCTTGTCCAAGTTGATAAATTGTTGTTGCATCTCCCAATGCGCTTGTCCAATTCAATAAACTTTGTCCAGCTGTTGCGTCTGATATAAAAGCATTTGTTGAATCAATAGATGAAGCTAAATCTTTTCTTGCTTCTGAATGAAATTTACCTCCAGGCAATGTGTTCATTATTGTTCCAGAGTAAGGCTTAACACTTTCTCTACCAAAACCAGAAGCAAGTCCTCCTATTACAGCTCCTGCAATAGGATTAGCAAAAGAAATTGCTGTTCCTAAAAGTGTTCCGAAAAGACCTCTTTTGCTTCTTTTTCTTTGATTTCTAGCCATTTCTCTTTCAGCTGCTTCAACTTGTTCTTGATAAGTTCTTTGAGCGGCTTTAATGGTTTGGCTTTCTTGGGTTACATCAATACCTAATAAAGATTTTAATTCAGCACCTTGTACTTGCTGTTCGTTTTTCATTCTATTAACCATTGTATAAAAACTTGACATTATAATTTACCTTCCGTTAAGTGCAAGAAATGCTCTACAGTTCCTGCTCCTTGTTCTGTGTTGTAGTGTTCTTTCCAATATTTAGCGAGCCCCATATTCCCTTCTTCGATAGGTTCTGGTACACGCCAGTACTTAATTCTGCAATGCAAAATACCAGCAGCAACATTAGTACGAAGAATCCAGTCCCAATCATCAATGTTAGCGTCAATAAAATAATAAGGGTCGATATTAAGAATATCTGCAGACTTTTGAAGAAGTTCAGGGCGTAACGATATAAAGTTAAGACAGTTGTCCACAGCAGTCTCTGGTTCCACTTGCCAGAAACTTTTTGCTGGACCTTCTCCAATCTGTTGAATGTATTCGTACTTGCTTTCCACAAGTCCAGTTGCATACACAATATCCAATGCTTTAGGTTGCGCATATTTCTCTCCCATCTGAACGCAAACATCTTTAATTAATTCTTTAATTTGATTGTTATTTACGCCCATTGTTTCTCCTCTTAATATTAAGGTAAAAATTAGCAAGAATGTCTTGATGTACTTCACCATTATAAAATACAAAATTACCTCTATTCTTGTCAATATCTTTCTTTAAAACTTTATTCATTACGGTATCAACATCTTTCCTGAATTAGGTCCCGATGTTATTAGTTGAGTCTCTCCAGATTCAAGAGCAGAATCAAGTTCCTCGGCTATTGCAAAATATGCTTTTTTACCTTTAGATATTCTAACACCTTCTTTAATAATTTTAATTGCATCTCTCTGAGGTTTTTTTACATCAGAGTTTTTAGCAAATGTTTTTAATTCTTTATCTTCAGCTCTTCCTTTTGATTGAACAAATTCTAGTTCAAACATTTTTCCAAATTCTTTTCTTATAATTTTAAGTCTTCCATTATGGTATTGTATCATTTCTTCACCATTTTTTAAATCAGATTTAGCTACTGCGCCTTTTTTAACCTGTTTATTTGTACCCGCTATTCTTCTTCCTCTTACTAATGACATTATCTTTGCCCCATTGGTCTTAAGTTAATTGATATATCTTGTATTTCAAAATCTGATTGTACTGCATTGCTTCCGTCGTCTGTAATTCTTAATGTAATAGACTTTTTATCTGTTGGGCTTGTTACTTTAAACTCTTGAGTTGTTAAAGCGCTACTGCTACTAAAGTCGTTGCTATCAAAAATATCGTTAGTTCCAGGAGAAGCTCCATTATAATCTGCAAATAATTGCATATTATCTCCACCTATATGAGTTATGTATACCTTATAAAACCTTTTGTCTGTAGAAGGTATTCCAAAATCAATTTCTCCAGTATCAATTACTAAATTAGTTTGACCTGCTGGAGCTGGGTTATAATATTTTGTATTTCCATTTTCTTCCATATAACAAAGTTTGTCATCAAATATAACGAAATTACTTACTTTGTCTTGATGTAACACGCTTTCGTAATCAATGTGAACAATAGAACCTGTTTGTAAATCATAAATATAGCCATCTGGACTTTGATTAAAAGTTTCA